GTGTATTTCAACTCACTAGCCAACGAAGCGATGATAATGGGCCAGTGGTCTGGCGATACTGGGGGAACAACTCTTAGCTGGGCGCTGATGCTTTCGTCTGGATCGTCAGGGTATTTACGCCTGATTACGTCATCAAATGGGTCTTCAGTTCTCTTTGACCTATCTACGTCATCAACATCTTTCACGCTGTCCACAGGTCAGTGGTATCACATCGCTGCTGTTCGCAATGGAAGCACGTTTACGATTTATGTAGATGGCACATCAAGATCATCAACGACTAACTCATCTGCTCTCTACAACGCAACGAACAACTTCACAATTGGCGCTGAAAGCAATACGCAAGCCCAGTATCTCAATGGTTACATCGACGACCTTCGCATCACTAAAGGCGTAGCCCGCTACACTGCTAACTTCACACCGCCCACAGCGGCATTCCCGAATAAGTAACTGGAGGCAAAAATGATTGTCGCTATCGTAAATAATGGAGCCATCGAACAGACGGGTGATCTATACGTCCTGTTCCCTAACGTATCGTTCCCTGCCTCTGGGCCTGAAGCTGAATGGATGGCTGAGAACAACCTTGTTCCAGTAACCTATTTCAAGGCGCACGATGCTGCCACGCAGAAGCTGGTTTCCTGCGAAGCCTATCTCGAAGGCGGTGACGTTTACGCTGTGACCGTGGAAAGCCTTTCTGCTGACGAGCTAACGGCTAAGGATGAAGCCACAAAGGCTGGTAACCGCAATGTGCGTAACTCGAAGCTGGCTCTGTGCGATTGGACGCAGCTTGCAGACGTTAACCTGACGGCTGATTGCAAGACGGCTTTTGCTGATTATCGCCAAGCCCTGCGTGACATGGACCTTCTGGCTCCTGTGTGGCCTGAAGCTCCGACGGAAGAATGGGTTAGTTAAATCATAAGAGGAAGGGGCTTATGAAAATCGCTGTTAGCGCAATCTCAAAGAACGAAGCTGCATTCGTTGAGAGGTTCATGGCATCATGCGCGGATGCTGATTATGTCGTCATCGCAGATACTGGTAGCGATGATGGCACTGCCGAACTTGCCCATAAATGCGGCGCTACAGTTTATGACATCAGTGTAAAGCCTTGGCGCTTTGATGTGGCCCGCAATGCCGCACTGGCGCTTATACCGGCTGATGTGGACGTTATCATTAGCCTAGACTTAGACGAAGTGCTTGAGCCGGGTTGGCGTGAGGAGATCGAGCGTGTTTGGACACCTGAGACAACACGGCTTCGGTATCTCTTTGATTGGGGATGCGACATCACGTTCTACTATGAGAAGATATTTGCGAAGAACGGCTATCGCTTCCATCATCCTGTTCATGAGTATCCTGTGCCTGATGGCCGGATCACTGAGGTCTATGCTCACACCGACAAGCTGCTAGTGCGTCACCTGCCTGATCCAACCAAGAGCCGTGGGCAATATCTGGACCTTCTCCGGCTGGCTGTGAAGGAAGACCCAGCCTGTCCGCGTAATGCGTTCTACTTTGCCCGTGAATTGACGTTCTACAGGCTCTGGGAGGAGGCTATAGGGGCATTGCACAGCTACTTGGATATGCCGGGTGCTGATTGGCCTAATGAGCGTTGCTATGCGATGCGGTTGCTGGGCCAGAGTTATGCGGAGCGTGGCGAGACATGGGAAGCAATGAAGTGGCTGCGTCGGGCAACGGCTGAAGCACCTAACACCCGTGAGCCTTGGGCTGATCTAGCCATGCAAGCCTATCGGCTCAATGACTGGGACACCTGCCACCATGCCGCCAAATCAGGGCTAAAGATTACGGATAAGGCGCTGGTCTATACCTGTGATCCGTCAGTCTGGGGAGCCAAACTACATGATATGGCGGCTATCTCTGCCTACCACCTTGGCTTGCAAGAAGATGCTGTCATTGAAGCTCAAAATGCTGTATTACACGAACCAGATAACGAGCGTCTAAAGTCGAATCTGGAGCTTATTCGTGGAAATCGACATCAATACGATAGTGACGGTTTTAAGTTTTGTAGGGGGTCTGATTGGCGTGTGGACCAATCTGAACACCCGTCTGACGAAACTGGAAGCGCGTCTTCAATTTGGGGACGAGAAATTCGACTCTATTGATCGTCGCTTTGATACGATGATGACGCACCTCTTGCGAATCGAAGATCGATTACAGCAGGTGGCGGATCGTGGTAAATAAACGCTTTCTCGTTCTCATTGCAGTCGGCTGGTCTAGCATGGTGGTCGCCCAGACCACCAACTACGTCTACGACACGACGACAACTTCGACAGCAACAAATGCTAATACGAACGTGAATACGTCTACATCGACGGCTACCAGCACGAACACGAACAACAATAACAATGTCTCGACATCGACCAGCACGGCGACATCGACGAACGTCAACACGAATAACAACGTAAATACGTCTACTAGCACATCGATTAACACGAATAATAATGTGCAATCTGGGACCGCTACGAACATCAATCAGAACACGAATACGTCTACCAGCACGGCGACCAACAACAACTTTAATACCGATGTCTCGACCAGCACGGTCAATCAGACAGTGAACAGCACCAATGCCAGCACCGTCACTAGTACGTCGGCAAATACAAATCTAAACACAAACGTTTCGACATCGACGAACACGAACAACAATAACAATGTGAATACGTCTACGTCTGAGAACCTGAACACCAACGTCAGCACATCGACATCGACGAATACCAACTTGAATACGTCAACATCGACGAACACAAACATCAATCAAAACAACAGCTTATCGACGAGCGATAATACCAATCGCAACTACAACGATAGCACCTCAACCAGCACATCGAATAATACAAACGTGAACACGAATGTCTCAACTAGCGAGAGCCTTAACGTGAACACGAACGTCAACGACAGTCGCTCTGTCAGCACCAACACCAACGTCAACCAGAATACGTCGGTATCAGAGAACACAAATGTCAATCAGAACAACAACATCAATGTAAATGATAGTAAGTCTACCAGTTACAGCGAAAGCGTGAATCGGCAGGTAATCGATCAAAATATCAAGTCACCTCCTCCTTCAGCCATTGCGCCGTCTATAATGAGCTACAGCCAAGACCTCTGCACCTCTGGGGTCTCTGGGGCTGTGCAGACGCAAATTCTCGGCTTCTCTGCTGGCAAGACTGTGCGCGACAAGAACTGCGAAGCCCTGAAGCTATCTAAGACGCTATACGACATGGGTATGCGGGTAGCTGCTGTGTCACTGCTCTGTCAGGATGAGCGCGTATTTGATGCCATGAAGATGGCTGGCACACCTTGCCCGTATGAAGGCAAGATTGGCAAAGAGGCGGCAGCGGCATGGGAAGAAAACAAGCCCAAGTCATCCTCGCGGCGCTGATCTGCTGGCCTGTTGCGGCGCAAGACTACAATCCGGTCTTGATTCCGCCTCAATTCATTGGTTCACCCCAGACAATGACACCGATCAATGGTGGCGATGACAGCACAAGCGTTGTGCAGTTTGCGTTCCCGTTTGAGTATTTCGGCCAGACATTTACCTCTGCATGGGTATCGACCAACGGGTTTATCTCATTCCAAAGCAACAACCATCTTTGCTGCAATGGGATGCCTATAGAGCAAGCTCCGCGCAATGCGATTTACGCATCATGGTCTGACCTGATTAGTGGCGGAAACCCTTATTACCGTAGCAGTTCAGATGCAGCCGTATTTGGTTGGTATAATACATACGAATACGGCACAAACCTAAGAAACACATTTGAGATTGCCTTGTTCCCTGATGGGAAAATTCAATGGAATTATGGCGACATGAACAACCAGTATCACATCGTGTCTGCTGGCCTAACTGGCCCGACGATGGCTGACAGCATTAGCCTTTTTTACGGTCAGAACATTAATGTACTAGACAACACATCATACATCGCTGGCGTACCTGCAACCCAACCAGAGCCAGAGCCAGAGCCGCCAATGCAAATTGCACCTACTGGCGCACCTGATATTATCGATAACCCGGTAACTGTTGATGAGCCTGTGCAAGAGCAGATGACAGAAGAGGATGCCACAAATGTGGTAATCGATACGCCGCAAGAAGAGACTGAAGAAGTTGTTGAAATTCAACAAGAAGTTGAGGCTGCTGTCGAAGAGGTAACTGTTGCTGAAGAGATTGTTGAAGCTGAAGAGACGGTTGTTGAGGAGGTTGCAGAAACAGAAGAGGTTGCTGAATCTGAAGATGTGGATCGACTTGACCCAAGTGAAGTCACTGCTCTGGCTGCGTCACAGGATTCTACAGTTATGTCCGATGATATAACTCAGGCTGAATTATCTGGCGCGATGGAAGCTGTTGCTGAATCCGCATCTGAGGCGCAGTCGGCATCTGACGCAGCCAAATCCGAAGATGGCAGGTCAACTATCTCAACTTCATCAACTCAGGATAAATCTCAGGCGATTGACGCATCTCAAAGCGACACTCAACGCACAGACCGCAAGGATGATAGCCCAGATACCCTTAAAAGCGATTTAGAGGCCGCTCAGAGCATTATATCGTCAGTTTTGGCAGTAAGTACCGCAAGCGCAAACGATGCGTCTGTAATCGCTTTAAATGGCTCTGATTCTCGCAATGATAAAAACGTGGACTTCTTTCAGCGTGAGGCAATCGAAGACGCTGACACATTCTCCCGTGAGACGGTGCTACAGGCAAGTCTGCAAAACGTCGCATTTTTAGCGCAAGCCGATGCTCAATATGTCGAGCAATTTGGGCAGCAGAAAACGACTGAAACAAATGGCGAGACTTATTCTATTCAGCCCACTGAAGGCCCGACGTTTGCAGCAGCACCTGTCACCGGCATGGGTGATATGACTACACCTGTAGGGCAAGCGCAGCAGATGGAACTGCTCAACATGGGAATGCAGAATGAGATGTCGGCTGGCACACCTGCTGATGTCGGTGACATGAACTCAGAAGATAACGCGGTCATGACGCAACTTGCAGCGGTCCCAGAGGGGTATGGGGCATACACGCAAGCTCGGATACCGGATATGCCGTTTTACCAGCCCAAGGACATCTACAAGGGTCGTCGCATACCGGATGCAAATTTGGCATTATATCGAATGATGAGGGGACAGGATCAGGCATGGGATGACATGGTGGAGGACCAATATGAGTGACGAAAAAGAAGAATCGAAGGTCGCGTTTGATGAAAGCGGATTTAGCTTCAACATTGGCGGATTAAGCAGCGGCAAGATTGCTATCATCTTTGCGGCGATCTCGACTGTCGTCGGTTCACTCTGGGCCGGGTTCCAAGTCTACCAGCAGTTCCTGACCATGCAGGAGGTTACCTCCACCTATGCGTCTATGGGCGATGAGTTTAATAAGATGAAAGAGCGGCAGGACAGCAACGAGCGCATGATCCGCATGAACTTGGAGACGACCAAGTATTTATCGGATAATCTGTCAGCCCTTTCTAGCAGCGTTGGCAGTAGTGTTATGAGTACCCGTCAAACGGTTGACGCGGTATCTGCAAGGACGCAAGTTTCCGAAAGGGAGACAATGCAATCCCAACGTGCTATTATTCAGGAACTCCGCGCACAGGATGTGGAGCAACAGAGGCGGATCAAAGAGCTTGAGAAGCAAGTTGATGACCGCATCACTAAGACGCTGGCGAATCCACTCGCCGGAAGGGAGTAAATATGGAAGACAAACTATTAGAGGCGCGAATTAAGGCGCTTTTGATGGCTGCAAAGACGATGGCTTTTGTCATTGTCGCTATCACCTGCGCCATGATTGTTGGCCTATTCGTGTCAAACGAGATTATCGACAATAAGGACGTATTCGGCCTTCTCAGCTACGTCATGACCTCTGTGGTCGGCGCTGTGGCTGGCTCTTATGCTACCCTGATGGGTATGAAGGGTGAGTTGGTTCCACCGCCTCCTGAAGATCGGGATGACCCGGAACCAGAACCTGCACCAGCACCTGAACCGGCTGCTCCTACCCCTCCACCTGCTCCTATGGCTGCACCTATTGAAGATCCTGTGCAGGAAGAACTGGAGCTAGATGAGCCTGTCGATCTCGACGGAGATGGTGTTTTAGAGCCGTGGGAAATTCACGCTAAGGATATGCGTTATGACCTTAATGGTGATGGCGTAATTGATGAGAATGATTTTCCAGATTGGCGGAGTGCAGGAAAATGAGCCTGAAGAACCTACAAGCTAAGATCGGCATTACGGCTGATGGTGCGTTTGGCCCCGGCACACTCGCGTCTGCTGCTGCCTACTATAAGTTGAACAAGGCCCGTGCTGCGCATTTCTTTGCTCAGACGGCTCACGAAAGTGGCAACTTTAAGGCATTCAGCGAGAACCTGAACTACGGCGCGAAGGGGCTGCTTGGCATCTTCCGCAAGTATTTCCCCACTGAAGGCATGGCTAAGAACTACGAACGTCAGCCAGAGCGCATTGCCAACCGTGTTTATGCCAATCGTATGGGCAACGGAGATGAGACTTCTGGTGATGGCTGGAAATATCGTGGTCGCGGCGCTCTTCAGCTTACCGGCAAGTCAAACTATCAGGCATTCGCTGATTATATCGGACGGCCTGATGTGATGACGAACCCGGACCTTGTGGCTGGGGAACTCTGCTTTGAATCCGCGCTGTGGTTCTTTGACCGCAACAAGCTCTGGTCGATCTGTGACCAAGGCATAACGGATGCGGCTATCCTTGCTCTCACGAAGCGTATCAATGGCGGTACGCATGGGCTGGATGACCGTAAAATGAAGACCAAGAAGTACGCTTCTTGGCTCTAAGGAGGACGTTATGGGTATTGAAAGCAAACTGACAGGCGTTGCCAAGAAAGCTGCGCTGAAGAAGATCAAGGACAAGCTGGACGATGTTCCTGTCCAGAAGATCATTGATCCCGTTGTTGAGAAGAGCGGCATAGGCAAGAAGCTATTTGTAGGCGGCGGTATCGCTGGCTTGCTTCTCGCGGCTGTCGAGTACTTCCTCTAAATAAGTATGAAGTCGGTGGTCTTAATGTGGACCACTGGCTCAATATCTTGAGCGTCTCCCCTGTCAGTGCGTCCGCCTTTTGCGATTTCGTGCTGGCAGGGAAGCCGTATATAGCCGATAGAATCCGCCCAACTGACAAGCAGGATCGGCATAAGACCATAGTTGGTCCACGATAAAAGCCCTTCATATTTATGCTTAGAGATCATGTATGTGTCGTAGGCTAACCGATTGTTTTTACGGCATTTAACCTCAACAATAGCCTTGGCCTCATTGTCCCTTACCATCATGTAATCAGCATGGGCAGAGATAGGCAATTTGACCGGGCGGGAGCTTGTTTTAGCGCATAGGCTAATGATGGCTTCCCGTTCCCGGTCTAGGTCTTGTTGTGTTTCGTATAGTGGACGCATTAGTCGTTCTTTAGCGTTCTCATTGATTTGACGAATCGACCAGTCTTTGGATCACGGTCAATGAGCGTTTGATAGTTTTCGAGTAGATGCTGATAGTCACGGTCACGGACCTTATAACCAACCGTGAAACCAATCAGCAGAGAGCCAGCAACTATGGCAAGCCCGATAATTATCTCAACCATTCCAATAGTCTCCTTCCTCTATAACATCGGCCTCCTCCTTTAAGATTTCGGCCACCAACTCCCACTTGGGATCATCCCTAGCCATGCTGGTAAACTCTTTTACGCCGTAACGTAATCGAGCCACCACCTTAACCCTCTCCTCTTCAGCAGCTTGCTGACGGATTGCTTCGACCATTTCGTTAGTCACATTCGATCTCCCGAATGCTGGCCCAGACATAAGGCATATAGCAAATCTCATCACCGTCTTTGGTGACCGTCCAGCCGGACAGATAACCAGTGCCACCAACAAGAGTTGCAGCCGTGACCGGGGCCACTGCACCAAGCAGCAGCCCCATCACAAATCCTGTTGAAAACCGTTTCATCGTATCAATCCTAACTCTTTGGAATCATTCACAATTTCTTCGAGTAATTTACCGCTAGGTTTACCAAAGAGCCTCCGGCTCTTGAGGATGGCAACGTAATAGTTCCACGATGCCTCCTCTAAGTGCAATTCAGCATTAAAATCGCGCCGGTTTTTTGGGCTGATGGCCTCCCCTTCGGACACCTCCTTACGGACTACCTTATTAAGATTGACCGGCATCTCTCACCCTTTCTGCTGGCTTGCTGCTGGTCGTCACAACAAAATCACCCGGCTTTTTATCGGTGCGATGAATGACAATCTTATTCGGATACTTTGGCCGAATATAATCTTCGTAAGAACGGTACAGATTGCTCATGTTATTTTCCCTTCAGTTTAGCCTTACGTTTAGCGTGTGGGCTGTTTTCACCTACCCTCGACCTGCAATACTCAATGAACCCCGGCATATTGAGATTCTCTTTTTGAGTTCCCCATTTTAGGTTATCTGGGCGATTATTTGTCGCATCCTCATCATTGTGGATAACGACGGCATTTGGAAATGGTGCTAATCCATGAAATGCTTCGCAGACCAGCCTATGAATTTTCATGTTGCCATAAAATTTATTGCATAAACCCATGTATTGATGGCGGGCATTTTTGGATGCTTTCACTTTATACCCGAATGTAGGTTTTGGCTTATATGAGCGAACCCCTCCATTGGGCATCTCTGCCTGTCTTTCCGGCAATAAAAGCCTACCAAAGCTGCTTGCCATAATACCGGGTTTACTTGGCACTGGTTTCCAAATCTCTTCCATATTACCTCCACTTAGACCTGATAGTATATCAAGCCTAAGTGGAAAGCAAGGCTGCCAGACGGGTTTCCCCTGTCATGGCCTGACAGCCTCAATCAAAAGGGAGATCGTCGTCAAGCTCTTGCGGCTGGTAGCCGTTCTGCTTGGCTGTATCGTGTGCGGTTGGTTTGCGGGCAGGTGCTACCGGCTGCTGCGGCGCTGCGTCACGATCCTTGTTGACGAATGACAATTCGTTGACCGTCACATTGTGCGTTGTCTTACCTTCATACTCACCAATCGAATATGATCCGGTCAGATAAGCATAAGTACCCTTCTTGATGTAAGGCTGAACAGCCATGCCGCGCTTGCCAAAGTAGTCGCAGCGATACCAGTTGGTCTGCTCACGATTGCGTGGATCACGCACAGCTACGGTAAACGAGACACATGGTGTGCCATCTTTCATCTCGCGGACTTCAGCGTCACGGCCAACATTCCCATCAATAATCACAAGTTGCATAATTAGTTCCTATCTTGCCATTGAACGCCATGCTGCGCTCCGAACGCATACATTAGCTCTATCATTTCGCTCATTTGCTCTTTGCTCATGAAGGACGAGCGCCATCCCAAATGAACAATCCCATCACCATCAAGATTGGTCGTGTAACGTGGCTTCAGACCAATCGCGTCCATAAAGACCGCTTTCCAATCATCCTCCGACATCTCACGGCCTTGCGGCTTTGAGTTCATTATGTCCCGAAGCATTCCTCGCATCTTTCTATTCTGCAAGTTTGAACGGGACGGCGGTCCAAACATGACCCACCAGCCATCTGGTGCGTCGGCAATAAACTCATGAGCTTTGCGGCGATAATGATCACCTCTCAGCCAAATCGTGTTCATGCCCGTTTGGCCCTGATTTTCTCAATGCGGTCCATCATCTGATCGACCTCACCTAAGAACTTCTCGACCTCTTCGCAGAGTTCCTTGATCCGCGCCGGGTCACGATCCACACGTTTGATGAACAACTGTAGGTCATCCGGTAGACGCGGATCAAAGCTAACAAAATCGCACCACTCACGACCCGTCAGGAACATTTGCCACTGCATCTGCGTTATGTATTTCGGATCGATCTTGTCGCTGTCGAGCGTTTCGATATGGGTGAGGGTGTTGGGACACTTGATCTCAATCAACCCATCATGGCTCACCAGACCGTCAGGCGATGCGTGTGTGCCAGCCATTGTCGGGTGCTTGAATAGCCCAACGACGGCCACCTGATTGCCGGTAAAGAAACTGTAGGCTGACCGGGCCTGTGGCTCAGTATCATTGCCCCACTGCATAGCAGCACTCTTAAACGACTCCTGAGTAGCCCCTGTGAGCCTCTCAGAAGCGATTCTAGCTATGGTGTTGCCCCTAGCAGTCGAATACCCGCTCTTGGTCTTGGCAAGCACCTCATGGACCTGTGAAGCCCCCAGAGAGCCACAGCGGGCCTGATGCCATTGCGGTGAGCCTTGCTCTACGTCGATATAGAGAAACATTAGTTGGCCCTCTTCGATACGATTGCTTTGATGCGGTCAAATTCATGCGCTGGCATTTCGTGAAGGCTGTTGATCTTCAGGTAAACGCACAGGTTAACCAGATCGCGCTCGTTCTTCTCGATCAGAGCCAAAAGCTCTTTGACCTGCTCTGCGCTAATCTTCTCGTTTGACTTCTGATTGCGCTGCGGAGGCTGTGATGCAGCATTGCCGTCATCATCCTCTGGGCAGACACCAAATGCTGCCGATAAGCTGTAGCGCCGTGCATAGGTGAATGATGAGCCATACCCCTGCGCATCGTTCTTTGCGGCTGGCGAGAAATACTCACCACACGAAATGCTCTGACCAGACGAATGCAGGATGATGGTTTCGCAGCAAGTGCCACCGTCAGCCCGATGACTCTTCTGGATATACGACAGGCCATGCTCTGCAAGTGCTGGCTTGATTGCCATCGTAACAGAACTGAGGCTGGAGTACTTGTTTTTAAGATGCGGGTTGATGCTATCCTTTAACGCTCCCTCAATCTTGGGGAACACCTCCGCCATCGCTGTGAATAATTCTTTCATGCTTTCCCTTTCGACACATCTGCTGTTTATCAGTTGCAGGGTCATAATATGACGCTATATCAGAGTATGTCAAGGAGGTTGTATGGCAAAAAAAGAATTAGCTTCAATTGAGGAAATCAGGGAGTTTTTCGCCCGTGCTGCGTACCACAATATCAAACAATATCAGATTGCGAAGGAAGCGAACGTCCGCGCAGGGACAATTAGCAACTGGCGTATTGGAAAGAAGATTGCATACGCAGAGACGTTTGAAGTTGCGAAAGAAGCCCTCAACCGATTGATCGATAGGAAAGCTGCGTGAAATACGGTGCAAAGAAGACAGTATGTGAGCAATTGCATACCCATGATAGCAAGCTCGAAGCGGCTCGTTGCGACCAGTTGCACCTAATGCAGCGAATGGGCGACATCACTCATCTGACCGTGCATCCGCAATTCTATTTTCAGATAAATGGGGTGCAACTGAAGCATGAAAATGGCCGTCGCGTAGGCTATAAGGCCGACTTCCAATACTTTTGTGGCGACAAGAATGTGGTCGAAGACTGCAAGGGATTTATCACCTCTGACTGGCCTTTGCGAAAGGCGGTCTTCAAGGCTTTGTTTCCCCACATAGAGTTGCGCGAAGTTACCAAGATTGTGAAGTAGGGTGGGCCGGTCGAAGGGGGTGACCGACCCACCGCGCCCTAGCTAACGCGGAAGGGATTCGCAAGAGTTCGAGCGCGAAGGATGATTAACACAACACGACAATGGAGGGAATATGTACAGCATCAAGTATAACGATAGGTACAAGTCGAAGTTCAGGTTGAAATTTGAGAGCCTTGAGGAGTTCCTGCAAGCACCGCTTATTAAACTGAACGAGATCATCCTGCCCGAAAATATGGGCAAGATCATGAAGGCTGTGTGCAAGCGTCACGATGTGCTTCCGTATCACGTTCTGAGCGGGTCACGGTCACGCGGAGTCGTAGATGCAAGGCGCGAGTTCATTGCGATTATGCACTTCAAATATCGCTATACCCCGGAAGATATATCTCAAATCATGAAGCTGGACCGCACAAGCGTGTTGCATCATCTTGGAATGAGGAAGCACTCGAAGGTCGCTTATGCCGACTTGCGAGATCAATATCGCTGAGATATGAATGGGGGTGAGGATGCTTTGGGACACCCTCACCCCGACATCGCCCATGCAGGAGGCAACGCCATGATTCTAAATACCGCCATAACTCCCTCTACGCAATACGTCGGAGGTTGAGATGCACTATTACAAATTCAATATTGGCGATTACGCCAGATCGACGCGCCACCTCTCAAACGAAGAGGATTTAGCCTATCGTCGGCTGCTTGATATGTACTACGAAACTGAGGCTCCTATCCCACTCGAAACCCAGTGGGTTGCCAGACGGTTGCGACTTGGTATCGATGTGGTTACCACCGTGCTTGAGGATATGTTCAAGAAGTCGGATGATGGTTGGACACACACTCGTTGTGATGACGATATTGCCGAATATCACCGCAATGCAGAGAAGAACCGTGCTAACGGAAAACGCGGAGGACGGCCAAAAACTACGGATGAAAACCCAGTGGGTTCCCAGTGGGATGCCAGTGGTAACCCTAACCATAAACCACTAACCACTAACCATAAACCAAAAACCATATCAAACAGATCGCTCCCGAAAAAAGCGGGCGCTCTGTTTGACTTGAAAGAGGCAAGTCAGGGGATGGTGCATGATGTCTGGATGCGTAAGCTTAAGGACCGCAACATCACGGACGATGAGATCAACGAAGCTCCTGACGTATGGAAGAGGATTGCTGTAGAGCAGTGCCTCATCTGGCGTACTGAGGGCGGGCATTACATTTTGAGAGGTTGATATGAAGAACAACGGCATACCCAGTGGGGTCGAAGAATACATCACATGGTTCAATAACTGCTTCACGTTTGCGACAGCTAAGATCGTTGTCAGCAAGAAGAATGGACAGAAGTCGGTTGAGTTGGATTTTAGAAAGACGCGCAGTGGCTAAACGGGTTGTGACGGGTAAGGAGCTTGATGACATCACGAAGATGCTCTGTAAGTCTCCACAGCCCGATTATGAGGGCATAGCCAGCAAGATGAAGCTATCAGTTAATTACATCAAGCGAATGCACACGGTGGTGAAGAAGAATGCCAAGCAACAGGGGATTCCCACCGAAAGCGGAATTTGTAGACCTCAAGTTAAGAAACGGGCATATAGTCCGCAGCGTTGAACCAAAGAAGTGGCGCTGGAGGCCTTGGGACTGGGGTGAAAGCGACTGGGATATAGTCGAGTGGAAGAGAAGAAAGGAAGGCAAATGAAGGGAATTGTCGCACTTTTGATCGGAGCGTCGTTAACTGGCTGCGCATCGTTTGAGCAGGTCACATACGAAGAGCGCATCCAAATCCGTCAGAATATGGCGCGTCTGCAAACTGAACAGGTGCAGCGTCAAATCATCAAGTACACAAATGATAAACGTCACTGACAACATCGCTGCCGTCATCAAGCGGACAACTAAGATCGAAAAGGGGATCGACAAGTCCACTGACAAGGCATTCGGTAAGCTGGCCTACGATTTGCGTAGTGAGCAGCAGCGGGTCATGCGGACGACCTTCAAGTCAGTTGTGCCATACACTCTCAACGCCATCCGCGCCCGCACACCGTACAAGGCCGGTAACGATTACACGAAGGCAGGGGTCTACTTCGCTGAGAAGGAAGCCAAGGGCCGTCAAAGCCACAAATACTTGTCCCCTAACATCGTGGGCGGCAAGCGTCGGTTTAAGCCTCACGAAGTAGCTCTGTTCAAGGCAGGGCTTATTCCTGCGGGGTCGTACACCAACAAGGGTGATAGCACGACACTGAAGAATGGCGGGCAGTATCAGCGGATGCTCTCCCAGCTTCAGGCGCAGCGTAAAGGCAACATGAACGAGACGACGGCATCAGCCAAACGTAAGCGGCGCACATCAGACTTCTTCGTCATGTATCGTGGCTCTGAGCCTATCGCCATTGCGCGTCGGACTGCTGGCTCAGTCACGGTTGAGCTTGCCATTACTCAGACCGCACCGACCTACAAACCCATCTACGATTTCTATGGAACATCTCAGCGTTATGTGAAGGCTAACTTCCAACGCTTGTTCGACGCTCAGATGAGACGGCAGGTAGGGTTCAAGTGATGACGCAATCCCATAAAGATGATGAGGTGATCATGGATGCCTTGCGAATCATCTGGGATTTATACTTTATTCTGCGTGAGCTAGAGGCAATTAATCGCCCATTAGTTGACCCTGACAGCGGTTTAGAGGTCGAATGTGACTGGGGATACTGGGCTGGCAAATGCGCAGAAATCCTAGAGTTCGAGATGCCTAAGCACATGGTGAACTAAAAAAACGCATCACCACTGCATTTTTTGCTTTACGACATTATGTCATATGTGTATTCCTCTCTCATCAAAAACGAAGGGGAATACGAAATGTTGCACTTTAACCTGAACGACGCCAACGAAGTCATCTCCATCGCTGCCAGCTTTCCTGTTGGTGCTGACAGCAAGGCTTGGAATGATCGCTGGGACTTTGACAGCCTTGAAGATGCGCAGCACATTGCTGATAGCGCAACCAAGCTGACTGGCCGTCTCTACATTGCTACAGACGCTGGTGAATGGGTTTCGCCGCGTTACGATGTTGTCGAATCTCCATCTGTTGGCGATGAAGTATCTTACGCATTCAACGGTGACTACTATCCCTGCGGCGTTATCACCTCCATCAGCAAGAGCCTCAAGCTCATCACCACCAGCACGGGCCGTAAGTTCTATCGTCGTCGTGAGTCTGGTTCATGGATCAATAACGGTATGTGGTCGCTGGTTTCAGGCCATCACAGCCGTCGCAATCCAGAGTTTTAATCTAAGGGGGCTTCGGCCCCCACCTTGAAGGGGAACTACAATGCTATTCGATCTCTCACCTTACCTTCCATTCGAAGCATTCGTCGTGCTGTGGCTGTTCGTCATGGTTGCCATCGCATCCTACGGTGAATGGAAGGACCGCAAATGACACCGGCAGAAATGAAGGAGCGGCGCAAGGAACTCAATCTAACGCAGGAAGAGTTAGCCAAGCGTATCGGTATCACCCTGCGCCACTACAGCCGACTTGAGCTAGGTATCTGCCCAATGACCAAGGTCATGCAAAAGGTCGTTAAGATGGAGCTAAAAGGATAGGCTATTTAAAAGCCCGTACAGCGATGAGGCGGCGTTTCCAGTGTGTATCATGCTGGAGCGCCGTCTTGCGTTTGTACGCGGCTCTGAGGGGCTTGGAGGGGGTGGATAGGCGCTGACAGAAAGCGGGTCCTTCTGAGGGGAATGCTCGAACGGGTAATTCTGAGCCTACAAGCAATCTACTCACAGACTTATGAAATCTGTCACAGGAAAACGTGTAATCGATTTTATCACTAAGTCTGACCCTCTTTTAAACAGCGCAAGAAAATGTCATATCTGCGTAGAAAGGGTCTTTATGCAGGAAAAGTTTAAGCGGAATAGCACGGGAGGGGTCATCTTAGGCTCTGATTATGATGCTGCCCGCACACGCAAGATGAACGCGGACGCTGAAATTGCGGAGATGGAGCTTGCTAAGATACGGCAGAGTCTGTGCCTGACCGAAGATGTGATCAAGGCTTGGGCTGATGTGCTGAACGCTTGCCGCGCTAAGTTCCTTGCATTGCCGACGAAGATTGCGCCATTGGTAGCCAATGAAGATGATGCTGCTGTTGTGAAGGGGATCATTGAGCAGCAGATACATGAGGCTTTATCTGAAATGGCGAACTACGAACCATCGATAAATCCGATCAGTACAAGCGGAACGATTGAGTCAGTCGATCAAGAGGAAGAGGCTCCAGTCAAGAAAAGGCCCAATCGTCGTCCAAGAAGGTCGGAGCGTATATGATCCCGCACTTTGAAACGGCAGAGGCCCGTGCTTCGCTTTCAGAGTCACTTAGAGAAGCTATTAAGCGGCTGACACCACCACCAAAGCTGTCGGTTGCCGAATGGGCTGACCTTGAACGCCGTCTGGATAGCCAAAGCTCATCTGAGCCGGGTCGCTGGATTACATCTCGCGCCGAATACCAACGCGGCATCATGGACGCTTGCTCTGACCCCACCATCAAGGAGGTGGTGGTGATGTGCGGCGCTCAGTTGGGTAAGTCAGAGATGCTGCTGAACACAATTGGCTATCACATTGCACACGATGCAGCACCAATCCTGATGCTTCAGCCGACTGTGGACATGGCAATGTCGTTCTCAAAGGACCGTGTGACGGCTGGTTTGCTGCGTTCTACTCCCTGTTTGCGCGACAAGATTAAGGATAATCGCGGCAAAGAAAGCGGAAATACGGCGCTGCACAAGATATTTCCGGGTGGTGCGCTATCTCTGGTGGGCGCAAATAGCCCTGCTGGCCTTGCCTCTCGGCCTATCCGTGTCGTGTTATGTGACGAAGTTGACAGGTATCCGCCCTCTGCTGGCGAAGAAGGGGACCCAGTTGCGCTTGCAAAGAGGCGTTCTGCTACATTCTGGAATCGAAAAATTATTCTAGTTTCGACACCCACCAACAAGGATGCCAGCCGGATTGAGTCTGCCTATCTGGAAAGCGACCAACGCAAGTTCATGGTTCCGTGCTTTGATTGCGGTGAGCATCAGGAGCTTCGCTGGGCAAATGTGCATTGGGAAGAAGGTAAGCCCCAGACTGCACACTACACCTGCGAACATTGTGGCTCAGTTTGGGATGATGCGGATCGACGTAAGGCCGTATCTAAGGGTCATTGGGAAGCCACAGAGCTATTCAATGGGGTTGCTGGATTCCATCTGAACGCACTGTACAGCCCTTGGTCGGTTCTATCGGACGCAGCGGAAGAGTTCCTAGCCGCCCGCAAAGACCCTATGCGCCTAAAGACGTTTGTGAATACCTTTCTTGGCGAGACATGGGAGGATCAGGGAGAGGGTGTAGACGACCTGTCGATCTACGAACGACGCGAAGAATATGACGAAATCCCTGAAGATGTGGTTTTGCTGACGGCTGGCGTTGACGTTCAGGATGACCGCCTTGAATGCGAGATTATCGGCTGGTCAAAGCAGGAGGAATGCTGGTCTGTCGGTTATCATATCATCTACGGTGACCCATCATCGCCTAAAATTTGGAAGGATTTAGACGACATCATAGGCACAACCTACGAACACCCTAGCGGCGAAGAGTTGGTTGTCCGTGCCACCTGCATTGACTCTGGTGGTCACCACACAAGGGCCGTTTACAATTACGCCAAGACTCGGCAGCGGGTATTTGCCATCAAAGGGGTGGGTGGCGAAGGTAAGCCTATCGTTGGCAGACCTTCAAAGAACAACATTGGCAAAGTTCCGCTTTACGGTGTCGGTGTTGATACGGTGAAAGAGCTTCTATATTCGCGTCTGCGTATTGATGAACCCGGCCCCGGCTATTGCCACTTCCCAAGTGAGCGTGACCCAGAATACTTCAAGCAGTTAACCGCTGAACGCCAAATCATTAAGTATAACAAGGGTTTTGCGCATAGAGTTTGGGTGAAAACACGCACTAGAAACGAAGCTCTCGACGTTCGAGTTTACGGTATTGCAGCACTTGCTATTTTGAACGTGAATTTGGATAGCGTTTACAACAAGTTCTATGCTAATGTAGCTGTCAAGGCACAACCTGTGGCAAGGCCCGAAAAGCCGCACCCATTGGTTGATCCGAAGAAATTAGCTAGAAGACCGGGATCGGGTGGCTTCGCTAACAGTTGGAGGTAGAATGGCTAAGGCTTCTAAAGTTGTTGCTCCTTCTCTTCGACTGAAGCGCAGAATTCGTCGTCCGGGCCGTCACTGCAAACGGCTCAAGAAATGTCAGCGCACGAACTCCGCTTTTTTTGGGGGTGGTAATGGTTAACCTGTTTAGTCAAGACAATGCGCTGGCTAGTGAGCCTACAAGTGTTGTTGCGGGTACTCTTGTGCAGTGGAAGCGGGCGGACCTATCGGATACCTACGCTCCTGCATCCTACGATTTGATTTACAATATCCGCCTTCGTAATGGGGGTGGGGTTGACAAGGTAGTTACTGCCACGACAGCGACTGACGGGTCGTTCCTTGTCACCCTTAATTCAAACATCACTAACACGATGGCTGCTGGTGCTTATGTTTGGCAAGCGTTTATTAGCCGTAAAAGCGATAGCGTTAAGGTGCTTGTTGCTAACGGTGATATAGAACTTCTTTCTAACTTAGATCAAAACGGCGCTGACAATCGATCTCATGCGCTAATCATGGTCGAGAAGATTCAGTCGCTGCTTGAGGGCCGCGCTGATAAGGATGTTTCCAGCTATAGCATTCAGGGCCGCTCTTTGGCTAAGATGAGCATTACGGACCTGATGATGTGGCGCGATTACTACCGCAAGGAAGTCGCAAAGGAAAATCAGGACGCTCTAATCGCTGCTGGAAAAGCCAGTAATGCGACTGTTAAAGTGAGGTTTCGGTAATGGCATTCTGGGACTTTCTGAAACCCGCTATCGTCAACAAGAACGAAACACGCCAGATCAAGCAGCTTGGTAGGCGCAATTATGCCGCTGCTAATCAGGGGCGGTTGTTTGAGGACTTTAAGGCCAGCAACCGTAGCGCGGATACTGAACTTCGTCCCGCTCTCACAGTTCTGCGTAATCGTGCGCGTGACCTTTCCCGTAATGACCCATATGCCCGCCGATTCCTAAACCTGATGCGCGTCAACGTGGTTGGCGATTACGGTCTAAACCTTCAGGTGAAGGCTCGGAACGCTGACAACTCTTTGGATGTTATTGGCAACGATCAGATTGAACGCACATTTGATGACTGGGCGCGCTCTTGCACGGTAGATGGTCGCATGACTTGGGCCGATGTGCAGAAATACTGCACCGAAGCCATGAAGCGTGATGGTGAAGCATTTGTTCAGATCGTGCGCGGGCCTTCGTTCAAATACGGTTTTGCTCTCAATATCATTGAAGCGGACCTTATCGATGAGCAGAAGAACCAGAAGCTGCCGAACGGCAATGAAATCCGTATGGGTGTTGAGCTTAACCGCTATCGTCGTCCTGTGGCTTACTGGGTTCGTCAGGGCCATCCCGGCGACTATGATTTTACTACGCTAAATCAATCAGTTAGCGTTCGTGTCCCTGCGGAGCAAATTCTGCACTACTACTCTCCGACCCGTGCTGGGCAGACACGCGGAGAGACAGCATTTGCGCCGATCATGACGGCTCTCAAGATGATGAATGCACATCGTGAGGCCGAATTGGTTGCAAGCCGCATCGCTGCTGCAAAGATGGGTTTCTTCACATCTGACACTGGCGACGATTTCAACGCTGATGATTACGACGACACCGTTCCGATCATGGATGTTGAGCCGGGGACAATGCACCAACTGCCGAAGGGGGTAGATTTTAAGGCATTTGATCCGACGCACCCTGCGACAGCGTTTAACGACTTCCAGAAGGGCATCCTGCGCGGCATTGCCTCTGGTCTTTGCGTTAGCTATTCGAGCCTGTCTGGTGACCTTGAAGGCACTAGCTATTCCTCAATCCGTCAGGGTGCGCTTGAAGAGCGTGATTTCTATCGGACTGAGCAGCGGTTCCTGATCGACCATCTCGCATTTCCGATTTACGAAATGTGGCTGCGTCATGTGATGGAATTTGGTTTTATTAGCATCCCCGTGACGAAGTTCGATAAGTTCTTTCAGGCGACCATCTTCCGTCCGCGTGGCTTTAGCTGGATCGATCCTCAGAAGGAAATGGCTGCTGCTGTAACTGGTATGCAGAACGGTCTTCTGACACCTTCTGAGATTGCAGCACAGGATGGTCGTGACATCGATGATGTCTACAGCACTTGGCAGCGTGATAAGGAACTCGCCACCAGTTATGGCTTGTCATTAGCCTTCGAGCCATTTGGCGGCAATGAAGCGGCTAAGGGGATGTTGCCACAGGATGGAGGCCAAGATGGCGAACCAACCAACTGACGGCATGAAGACTGAAGCGCAGCGCGGCCTTGATTGGCGGCGCGAGTTTGGTCGTGGTGGCACTGAAGTTGGTATCGCCCGTGCGCGTGACATCGTGAATAACCGTGATCTGTCTGATGATACGGTGAAGCGGATGTATGGCTTCTTCAGCCGTCATGAGGTCGATAAGCAAGCAGAAGGGTTCCGTCCGGGGGAAGATGGCTATCCGTCAAATGGTCGTATCGCATGGGCGCTCTGGGGCGGTGATGCGGGTTATTCTTGGTCCAAAGATAAAGTCAGCGGGATGGATGAAGAACGATCCTATGATGAGCGTCCCTATCCGAACGAACACGCAGCACGGCTTAATAATCCTGATAAGTATGATAGCTTTCGTCGTGACAATGACGCTGGTGGTCCCGGTATTGATTTTATCTTCGGTATCCTTGCTGATGGCGGCACTGAGCTACAGGCTATTCGTTTTGATAAAAATCGGTATACTGTCGCTGAAGCTAAGGCTTGGCTAAGGGACCATGACCATACGCCGATAATGTTTGAAGAAGCCACTGGAGAACGTGAAATGGCTGATGAAGAGTTGGAAACACGGGCAACGGTAAAGGTCGAGATTGAAATCGACACTTCGGATACGCCTATGGAAGAAGATCAGCCAGAAGTTAGCGTTGAAGACGTTGATACGGCTGTTGAGATTGCCGACGCTCTTGACCGCAAGGCTATTCCTGAGATTGTTCATCGCGCAAATGCGATGGATGCAAAGGTCATTGATGAGGCAACTCGCTCTGTTCACATTGCAGTATCATCTGAACTTGGCGTTGAACGTAGCTTCGGCAAGGAAATTCTAGACCATAACGAAGGCTCAATCGATCTTGAGTTCCTGCGTTCTGGTCGCGCACCTCTGCTTCTGGACCATGATCCTGAAAAGCAAATTGGTGTTATTGAATCTGTGAGCCTCGACGGTGACCGTGTATTGCGGTCAAAGGTGCGTTTCGGTCGATCCGCACTTGCTGAAGAGGTGTATCAGGATGTTCTCGACGGTATCCGGGGCAACGTCAGCGTCGGCTATCGCGTGAACAAAATGGAGCGGGATGCGAACGATAAGAATGCTTATCGCGTCAAATCTTGGTCCCCAATGGAAGTTTCCGTTGTTTCTATCCCTGCTGACCCGTCAGTTGGTGTGGGGCGCAGCACGGTAGCTCCCGAACCCGAACCTAAAGTTGAACCATCAGTTAAGAAGGACACTACTATGTCTGAAGTTAATCTGGATGCGGTTCGTGCGGAAGCCACCAAAGCTGCCGCCGAAAATGCCGCCGAAATCGTGAAGCTGGGTCAGCGTCACAACAAAGCCGACCTTGCCGCTGCTGCTATTGGCGCTGGCAAGACCATTGATCAGTTCCGTGGCGAACTCCTTGAGACGATTGGCAACACGCCTCTCGACAACAAGGAAATCGGTCTGAGCAAGAAGGAAGTTCGTCAGTTCTCGGTGGTTCGTGCCATACGCGCTCTGGCTAACCCGACAGACCGTGCCGCTCAAGAAGCTGCTCGTTTTGAATTGGAAGCATCTGAAGCTGCTGCTCGTGCTTATGGCACAACGGCACAGGGTGTGATGGTTCCCGCTGACGTTCTGGGCAACTGGGGCAAGCGCGACCTGAACACCTCGGACGACAACGAAATCGTTGCAACCAACCTGATGGCTGGTGATTTCATCGACGTTCTCCGCAACTCTTCGTCTGTCATGCAAGCTGGTGCGCGCATGATGCCGGGTCTTGTTGGAAACGTGTCGATCCCGAAGAAGACTGCTGCTTCGACGGGTGGCTGGATCAGCACTGAAGGTGGTGCGGCTTCTGAGTCGGAATTCACCCTCGGCAGCGTCACGATGTCGCCAAAAACCGTTGGTGCATTCTCTGACATGACTCGCCAGCTTATCCTCCAGTCCACACCGTCTGTGGAAGCTCTGGTTCGTGACGACCTCACGCAAGCCTTGGCTCTCGCAATCGACGCTGGTGCGCTGAAGGGTTCTGGCTCTTCGGGTCAGCCGACGGGTCTTTATGGCACTTCGGGCATCAACACCGATTCGTTCGCTGGCGCAACTCCGACTTGGGCGGAAATCGTCGGCCTCGAAACGCTTGTTGCTGAAGATAACGCTTTGCTTGGCAACCTTGCCTACATCGCTCCGGCTGGCCTCTATGGTACGCTGAAGACGACGGCTAAGGCTACCAACCAAGCCATCTTCGCTGTTGATCCAGATGGCACGATGAACGGCTACCGCACCATCGTTTCGAATCAGGCAACTGCCGGTTACCTCCTGTTTGGTAACTTCAGCGACTGCTTGATCGGTATGTGGGGCGGCCTCGACCTGACGGTCGATCCGTACACCTCTTCGACCACTGGTACGGTCCGCGTTGTGGCCCTCCAGACGGTTGATGTGGCTGTCCGTCACGCTGTTTCGTTCGCACTCGGTACACCGGCTGCGTAACGACTAGGGAGAAGGGGTGGCCTCGGAAGTCGGCCACCCCCAATCCTTTGGAGAGATTATGAAGTATCGTATCATCAAATCGACAGTCGCAGGTGGCGCTATCCGTCAGGTAGGCGACATCATCGAAGTGAGCGGGCCGGAAGGTAAAGACCTGATGGCCTATGGCAAGGCCGTTCCTCACGACGAAGCTGTGATTGAGAATCGCGTTGAGCCTGTAGAGTTCCGCGAACCTAAGCCGCGTGGCAGAAAGCCTTCCAATGGGCGTTGAGTCGAACGACGACCTCTCTATCTTCTTTGAACTCGATGATTTCGGGACTGCTGGCATTTACACTAAGACCAACAAGCGTCCGATTACGATTGATGGCATCTTCGACAATCCTCATGCGAGTGTGACCGCTACTGACATGATGGATGTGACAATCCCCAAGCCTAGCTTTGTCTGCCGCACTGTGGACATCCCAGACGCTGCTGAAGGGGATGCGATGAAGATTCGTAATGTAACCTACACGATCCGCGTTGTGGCTACAGATGGCCTTGGCGTGACGACCCTGATTCTGGAGAAGAATTAATGTCTCACGTTCGTCAGCAAATTCGTGATCGTATAGCCACACTCCTGACGGGTCTGCCGACAACCGGCAACAATGTCTACAAGATGCGGCGCTACGCTCTAGACGATTCCAAGCTGCCAGCAATTCTTGTGTATACGATGGATGAGTCATCATCGCTCATCACAATCGGTAACCGGACCGTGCAACGGATTATCAATGTATCAGTCGAGATACTTTGCACCGGAGCCAGCACGACCATTCAAGATACAATCGATACTCTTTGCGTTAATGTCGAAGAAGCGATTGGCAATGACTACCAATTGAACGGACTCGCTAAATCCTGTATATTGACTAGCACTGAGGTTGATATTGTCACCGATGGTGAGAAACCGATCTCCTCGGCACGGCTTGTGTTTGCTTGTGAGTACATCACAGCAATCAATGATGTGGAGACTGCACGATGAAGATGGTAACGGTTCATCATAAGGACGCGAAGGAGCCTATCCGGGTTCTTGAGTGCGATTTGCAGTCTTTCGCTGAAAAGGGCTGGCATCCCACTGAACGGGTTGCAGAACCCGTTGTAGAGCCGGTGGAAGAGCCGGTTGAATCCGTTGAATCTGAGGAGGTTGAATAATGGCTACGCATACTGGCAGTGAAGGTACTGTAAAAGTTGGCGCTAATACCGTCGCTGAAATCCGTTCGTTTTCTATCGCAACGACTGCTGACACGGCAGAAGATACCACGATGGGCGATTCTTGGCGCACGTTTAAGACCACGTTAAAGGGCTGGTCTGGTTCGCTGGATTGCTTTTGGGATGAAACTGACACGACGGGTCAGGGCGCTCTTGTCGATGGCACTGAGGTGACTTTGAACGTGTATCCCGAAGGTGCGACCACTGGTGACAAGTATTACACCGGCACGGCTATCATCACTGGGACGACCATCAATTCGTCATTTGACGGTTTGGTTGAAGCCAGCTTTTCGTTTCAAGGAACGGGCGCTTTGACGCTCGGCACTGCATCGTAATTTAGATTAGGAAGGGGTTCTCATGTCTCTCATTGACCTGATTAGGAAGAAACAACATTCAACCCGAAAGACCCTTGAGGTCACAGAATGGTCAGGAGAGGATGAAGCCCCTTTCATTCTCTATTTTGGTAAGTTCTTAGCTCACGATTTGGATAGGCTACAGCGCAAACATCCGAACTTCATCAATAACGTCACCATCGCAGGGATGGTCGATATGATTATTATGAAGGCACAGGATAGGGATGGGAATATGCTCTTCACCCTTGAAGACAAGCCCACCCTGATGCGTGAACCAGTCGAAGTCATCACCAAAATTGCCGGTGAGATGATGACTGCAAATAGCTTTGAGGATCATGAAAAAAACTAAAGGCCGATCCGTTCAGATATAATATCATAGCCTTGGCGGATCGGCTTGGAAGAACCATAGAAGAGATAGAGCTAATCTCAATCGATGAGTATAATGAGTGGCTTGCATATTTTAAGATAAGTCAGGAGCGCAGCAAGCATGGCAAATGAGCAAATTAGATTTGAGTTCACTGCCATTAACAAAACGGCTGCTGCGTTCAACTCAATCAAAACTGGCCTAACCGGCATGGCGTCTCAAGCCCTTTCAGTTAAAGGGGCTATGACCGCTCTTGTAGCAACTGTTACCTCCGGCGCATTCTTGCAAATGGGCCGTCAAGCACTTGATGCAGCCGGTAGCTTGGGTGAGCTTGCTTCTCAGACGGGCGCATCCACTAAAGCACTGCAAGCCTATAAGTTCATTGCACTTGAGAATGGCGTTACCAATGAGCAGATGCAAAAGGGTTTTGCCCAGCTAACTAAGCGACTTGGTGAGGCAAAGCTCGGCTCTGACAAGATGATTCAAGCCTTTGGCGCTGTAGGTGTTTCAGGGCGTGAAATTGCATCACTAACAACCGATCAGGCAATGCTCAAAATCGCTGATGCAATGTCTAAAATTCAAGACCCTGCAAAACGTGCCGCACTTGAAGTTCAATTGTTTGGTAAAGCCGGTCAGGCGCTTGATCCGATCTTGCGTCAAGGTTCTTCTGCCATTGAAGAGCAAACGCAGAAACTTGCCGAAATGGGCCTTATCATGGATGAGGCTACTATTGCTAAGGCTGATGAAGCTGCTGATAAGATGGCTACATTAGCTGAAGTTTTGAAGACTCGCTTTACAATTGCGGTTGCTGAAAATGCCGATGCACTACTTGCCTTGGCTAATGCGTTTGCAAGTGCCGCTGCCGCTGCTGGTAATTTCTTCAAGCAAATTAATCAAAAGAGCCGCGACACTGAAATCAGGGCTGCCAATCCTGCGAATGAAAGCAGCTACTTTGGCGGTGCAGTCACATTTAGAAGTGGTCGTCGCCTTACTAAAGGTGGACGCGGTGGAGGTGGTTTCGACCCTACTGGTCAATTTAACAGGGCGGCTTTTACGCCTTTAGCCCCTAAAGTGCCATCTATGGATGTGCCTAGTATCCTTGGAGGAAAGAAATCTGGAGGCGGCGCGGCAAAAGCGGCTAAGAAAACAGATATTCTAACACCTGAGAATTACAGTTCTTGGGATGCCTATCGCCAAGCTATTCGGCAACAGTTGGAAGCCGATGTGCCGATGATGAAGGCGTCTCAAGATAATCCTCTTATTCAGGTTTTGCCTAACTCGGACCAGATCATGGAAAGCCTCAAAGGCATTCAGGGTCCGATGAAGATTATTACGAATGAAGCTACTGAGCTTGCTGATTCAATCGCATCTTCATTTGGGAATGCCTTCCAAGGTCTGATTACTGGAACGCAAGGCTTTAAGAGCGCATTTAGAAGCATGGCATCATCGATCATTAGCGAGTTGATGCGTATCTATGTGACTGAGCAATTGGTCAAATCGATTGGTGGATTCTTTAAGAGCATCTTTGCCCCATCGCTTCCGGGTAAAGCTATTGGTGGCTCTGTTCAGGCTGGCACACCATACATGGTTGGTGAACGTGGACCTGAGATGTTTGTTCCATCACGCAGCGGTTCTATTGTGCCAAACAATAAACTGGGCAACGGCATGGTCATCAATGTTGATGCCCGTGGAGCATCCGATCCTGCCGCTGTGCGTATGCAGGTTGAGCAGGGTATTGCACAGGCTGCTCCGTACATCATTGCTGCCGCTCAGAACCGCACAATGAAAGCAGCATCACGAACTCGCCTACCGGGAACAATTAGCTAATGACTACGATCACCTTCCCTAGTTCGCCTAAACCAGCAACAATGGCATGGCGGCTTGTGCAGCCCGCACAACAGAATGTGTCTGAGTGGACAGGTGCGCGTCAGGTGTTGGCCTCTGGTCGCGGTTGGTGGGAATGCAGTTTGACCCTGCCTCCTATTGTTGGAGAGACATCAGTTAACGCTTGGCGGGCCTTTATGGGACTTGCGCGTGGTGCTGCTAACGATTTCCAAGTTCCTGTGAATGAGATTGCTCAGTCTGCATCGACCGCCACACCGCTCGTTAATGGTGCTGGTCAGACTGGACGCTCAATCAATACGGATGGCTGGCCCAACTCGACGACAGTGCTTTACGCCGGTCAATTCGTGACGATTGGCAATCAGCTTCTTCAGCTTACGGCTAACGTCACATCTAACGGCTCTGGTCAGGCGACAATCTCGTTTGAGCCAGCAATCCGCGTGTCCCCGGCTGACAACGCAGCCATTGAGTTTAAGAATCCATATGCGCTGATGTATTTCGTCGAAGACCCCGGTTATTCTGTCGAACCCGGTCTGGTTTATTCGCTCTCATTTAATTTGCGTGAGTGCTTCTAATGTCGAATCTTACCCCGACCCTTCAGGCGGCGGTTGAAGCGCCATTAGTCTATGTTAGGTGGGTTTGCTTCTTAGACATCGTTGGTGACCCTGTGAGGGCCACTACAGGGCTTTACGACAAGACATTCTCTGGCACGGGTGATCCCGATCTAGATGGCGATACCTATGTGCCGTATCCGTCAGACCTGATTGGCGTTTCTGAGGTGCAGCACAATGAGACAGGATCGGACCAAGTAACGGTTTCGATGTCCGGCTTGATTGTAAACAACGTCGATTTCCTCAACACGATTGGCGACAAGGACAACTGGCAGGGGCGCACCGCTCGGCTCTGGTGGTATGTGGTTGATGAAAACGAGACGCAGATTGGTGAGGTCTATAGCTATTACACCGGCTACATGAATGACATCACGATCAATGGCTCCGCTCAATCTCAGACTGTTACCCTATCGATTGAGAATTATCTGGTGAGCCTGTCTGTAACTCAGAATAAAACCTACCAGATGCAGAAAGAATATGACGCTGGGGATGAGTCAGCAGCGCGTTCAATCGCTGCCGCAAACGGTGCATTTAAGACTGGTGTCATGACCTCTTATGATGGCAGCTTTGGATTTGGCGGAAATTTTGGCGAATCAACAACTGATTTCAATCTTAAATAATGACTCGCCGCATATCAAACTGGGAACAAGCCCTATCAGACTATCTGGTAAGCAAGCGTAAAGACCAGTTTAGTTACGGCTCATTTGATTGTGCTAATTTTGTTTCTGGTGCTGTAGAAGCCATGACAGGTGAAAACCCAATGGCTGATGTCGGCAAATATGATAGCCTTTTAACATCTGTTAAAATGCTCAAATCACTTGGCGCTGATAATCTAGAGGCATTTATTGATACTAGATTTGAAGAGGTTCCTATCGGATTTGCTCAGACTGGTGATCTAGCATTTTATGATGGGTCTGTCGGAGTTGTGGTAAACGCCAAGGCTGTTTTTGCGACAGAAATCGGCTATACCATGATTGATCGTAGCGTCTTGACCAAGACTTGGGGAGTGGGCCGTGGGTAGAGTTCTAAAGCAACTTGCTATTGCGGCTGTAGTTATTGGCGTTGCTATTTTTGTCCCGCAACTTAGCCCTGCTGTTTCTAAGGCACTGCTTGCTGCTGGTGTCGGCATGGCGCTTGGGACAGTATCTCAGGCCTTATTCGGTCCGAAAATGCCGAAGGCTCAAGCAAGCCGCCTAAACGCATCATTTGACCCACAAGCCCATCGCAAGTTCGTAATTGGCGAGACTGCCATGAATACGGATATTCGCTATTATGAGCCATCCGGGACCGATCAAGAATACTTTGACTATATCATTGCCGTTGCCGCGCATGAAGTTGAGAGCATCGATCAGATTTACTTCGATGATGAACTTGCTTGGACAACGGCTGGTGTGCAGGGCCGTTACGTCGGCTATCTAACAGTTGCAACTCGCGCAGTAGGGACATCTGCTAATACCATCTCTATCAATGGTGGTGGAATCTGGGGTTCTAGTTGCCGCCTAACTGGATGCGCGTATGTCTATTTCCGGGTTAAGAGAACAGGCAATGATAAAAAGGCTGAAAGCCCTCTGGTCAATGGCTTGCCAAATCGCATCACAATTAAGGGCAAGGGTGCAAAGCTATATGATCCGCGTCGGGATAGCACGGTTACTGGCGGGTCTGGGTCTGAACGGGCAAATAACCAAACCACTTGGGGTGGTGGCGCAAGCACGAATCGTGACAACCCGGCTCTCCAGCTTCTTTGGTTCCTTCTGGGCTATAACATCAACAGCAAGCTCTCAGTCGGCTGTGGTGTCCCGCCGGAACGCATCGATCTTGCCTCCTTCATTACAGCCGCAAACATCTGCGACGAAGCTATCACGTTGGCAGCGGGTGGTACTCAGCCACGCTATCGGACCGCTGGGGTGGGTTCTGATGCCGATAATCGGATGGATATTATCCAGCTATTCCTGACCTGCATGAACGGCACTCTGCGCGATTCTAATGGTCGCCTGTCCATCACGGTCATGAAGAATGATCTGGCTACTCCGGTGCTTGAGTTTGACGATAATGACATTCTTGATGATTTCACATGGAATCAGACTGATGGTTTGGACAAGTCAATCAACGCTGTTCACGGCAAATACACAGACCCAAGTGGAAACTCGCTTTATCAGCCCATAGAATATCCAACGATCTCAATAACTTCCATCGATGATATTGAGCGTATGCAGACGCTTGATCTGCCTTGGGTAGAGGAGGGGCGTCGCGCACAGCGTATCGCCAAGCAGGTTCTGCAACGTGCGCAGTATCGCGGTAAGTTCTCTGCCACTTTCAATATGAAGGCGCTTGGCTGCGAAGTCGGAGATGTTGTCTATCTCTCGTTTGAGCCGCTGGGTTGGGCCGACAAGCCTTTCCGCGTAATGACGCAGAACATCAATAGCACCGGTCAAGTGCCGATGACTTTGATTGAAGAGAATGCGGCCATCTACGCTTGGGATGCAGAAGAACAAGCCTTGGTCACACCGACTGCGCCTACAGTTTACGATCCGCTGAATAGCCCATACATTCTAGCCATCTCTGATGCTGAAGCAGCCGCTGACGGCAAGATTGTCAGCTTCTTCCAGACTAGCGCACCAACTGCACAGGGGGTTGGTGACATCTGGTTTGATACAGACGATGGCAACAAGATGTATCGTTGGAACGGCTCTAGCTGGGCCGCTGCACAGGACACCTTAATCACGATAGCGATTAGCGATGCGGCTAACGCACAGGCTACCGCTGATGGGAAAGTTAATACCTATTTCCAAGCCTCTGCACCGACTCCTGAAGCTATTGGCGATCTTTGGATAGAGACAGATGCTCAAAACCGTCTATGGCGGTGGAACGGCTCTACATGGGTTCTAGCGACGGATACCCGCGTTACGGCTGCTATTAATACAGATGGAACAATTGCTGGTTCAGCAGTTATTACTACATCGATTGCATCTAATGCAGTTAGTAAGCTGACGGCTGCATCATCTACGACATCGTTGACTATAAACTCAACGCCCACAACAATTCAGACAGTTACAATAACGACGGATGGAGGTCCGATTATTATTCGAGCCACCTTCCAAAATTATTCTCAGCCAATTGCGGCTGGAGCGCATGGCATCCAATTCCAAATCACATCTAGTGGCGCTGGAGGAACTCAGCTTTACTATTCTACTGAATATGCAACTGCTGGAGGGTCTGGCAATCAATTCAGGCAACCATGTACATTAGAAACTTTAGTAGCAAGCTTGGCCGCTGGAACGTACACCATCAACTTGGTTGCACAACTTTTCAATGCCAACTCACAAGCAGCCACATTAACGGCTGACAGAATCATAACAGTTACGGAGCTTAAACGGTGATCAATAACTACATCGTGTACAGCACGATTGACGGAGATATTCGCGTCAACATTCAGTGCGTTCCAGAAGACATTCAGATGCAATGCAAGGAAAATGAAACTTGGATGGAACACGAATACGTCAATGATGCTGAATATAAAGTTGACCTTAACACGCTAGATATAATCCCCATCGAATGATATACGCCGAATAGAGGTGAGCCATGATCCAGCCCGGAAGTTACGACATCATCATCCAACAGCACGGAGATTGGGATATCACGTTCCAATTGAAGGACTCTTCTGGCGTTGGCGTTAACCTGACAGGATACACGGTAGAAGCTGAAATCTGGACTGATTATAAGCAATCTAAACTTGCTGATTTTGGCGTCACTTATGTTGATCGCTCTATCGGTAAGTTCATGCTGACGCTTACAGACACAGTGACGGCAACGCTTCCTGAAAGTGGCTATTATGATGTGCGCGTGATTGAGCCAAGTGGAGCAGCTTACTACTGGGTTCGTGGCCGTGCTGTTGTTGAGACGGGATACACGGAATGACCGATATTGTAGAAGTCACCACTACCCGCACGATTGTCACTGAGAACACAATCACGAATGTTGTGGAAGTTCAGGCTCCCGGTCCTGTCGGCCCTGCTGGTCCTACTGGCCCCACAGGTAGTGCTGGCGCTGCTGGCGTAACAGGCCCAACTGGCGCTCAAGGCACGGCTGGTGCGGCTGGCCCCACCGGACCTACAGGCTCTGCTGGTGCGGTAGGTAGCACTGGCCCCACTGGCCCTACTGGTAGCATAGGTAATACTGGCTTGACCGGTCCCACAGGGCCGACGGGCGCTCAAGGTGCTGCGTCTACTGTACCCGGACCTACTGGACCAGCGGGTGCGGGTCCAACCGGGCCTACGGGAGCCGCTTCTACGGTTGCTGGGCCTACAGGTCCGACTGGAGTGCAGGGTGATACAGGCGCTACTGGAGCGGCTGGCCCCACAGGTCCGACTGGGACAACTGGTTCTACAGGTGCGGCTGGTCCAACAGGCCCACAAGGTATTGCTGGCCCTACGGGTCCGCAAGGCATCCAAGGTATCCAAGGTGTTCAGGGCGATGTTGGCCCAACTGGCCCCACTGGCGCACAAGGCATTCAGGGCATTACTGGCCCTACTGGATCGACGGGCGCTCAAGGCAATGCTGGCCCTACTGGTCCGACAGGCAACACTGGTTCTCCGGGTGTTTCGATTACACTTAAGGGTGAAGTCGCTACTGTCGGCAATCTTCCTCCTACCGGCAATCAGGTTAATGATGCTTATGTAGTTATCGCTGACGGCAATCTTTACGTTTGGGATGGCACTCAATGGAATGATGTTGGTCAGATTGTCGGTCCAACTGGTCCCACCGGAACCACAGGCGCAGTTGGCGCTACTGGCCCCACAGGAGCTACAGGAGGTACGGGAGCCACAGGCCCGACAGGTCCACAGGGTATTCAGGGTGTTGCTGGGCCTACAGGCCCACAGGGCATTCAGGGCATCCAAGGCATTCAAGGCGAAGTTGGTCCTACTGGCCCTACTGGGGCAGCATCTACTGTCGCTGGCCCGACTGGTCCGACTGGATCAATCGGCAATGCTGGCCCTACTGGTCCGACAGGCAGTACCGGAGCGACTGGGGCAGGTGGCGCGCTTGGTTATTGGGGTTCTTTTTGGGATACGACAGACCAAACGGCTACTACTGCAAATACTGCATATAGCGTAAGTCTGAATAGTGCTGATGCTGAAAACAATGGCATAAGCGTTGTTTCTGGTGGCCGTGTTACATTTGCATATGCTGGTGTGTATAGCATTACATTCTCCGTCCAATTTGTTAACACGGATACACAAATTCATGATGTGAATATGTGGCTTCGCAAGAACGATAGCGGAAGCTCTGGCGACGTTCCTGATAGCGATACTCGCCTTAGCATTCAGCAGCGTCATGGCGGTGTTGATGGCTATGGACTGATGACGGTTAATTTCGTCTTAAAAGTCGCTGCCAATGATTTTATCGAAATGATTTGGGCAACGACAAATACTAGCGTTTCAATCCAATCTGTTGCTGCTGGCACATCACCTACAAGTCCAGCAATTCCGGGTGTGATTTTTACCGCAACTCAGGTGATGTACACCCAACTTGGCCCAACTGGTTCTACTGGTGCAGTCGGGCCTACCGGGCCAACAGGGCCACAAGGCATTGCTGGCCCAACCGGGCCTACAGGCTCAACTGGATCAACAGGTTCGATTGGACCAACTGGTCCTACCGGCACTTCTGGTGGCACAGGCCCTACTGGCCCCACTGGTCCATCTCCAGACACATCGACTTACGTTACGGTAGATGGAACTCAGACGCTGACGAATAAGACGCTTAATGGCGTTACAATTAGCGGGAATATCGTTGCAAATAGTGCTACAATCACGCCGACTGAGTTGAGCTACGTTGACGGCGCGACCAGCAACATTCAGACGCAGCTTAATAATCTGGCATCAAGCCAAGATTGGGGTTTGATTACAGGCAGTGTAGATAGCTACGATGATTTTGGAGGTTTGACCTAATGCCTAAACAAGTACAACTTCGTCGCGGCACTACGGCTGAACACGCGACATTTACGGGTGTGGTGGGTGAAGTCACTGTTGACACTACCAAGGATACTCTTGTCGTTCATGATGGTTCATTGGCTGGTGGCTATCCGCTGGCACGGGCCACTGGCGACCAATTGTTCGCCAATATAGTCGAGACTGTCTACAACCTTTCCGGCACGGCTATCGACGCATCGAACGGCAACATCCAGTATAAGACGATTGGCTCTAACACCACGTTCACAGACAGCCTTGCAACTGGCGAGAGCGTTATCCTGCGCCTTGCTTCCGCGTCCAGCTACACAATCACTTGGCCGACGATTACATGGATCAAGGTTGGTGGAACTGCTGCGCCGACACTGACTGCATCTGACGTTGTGGTTCTCTGGAAAGAGGGCAGCACCCTTTATGGCGCATATGTGGGGAGCGGTGTCTAATGCCGTCGAACTTTAAGGCTCTCGCTGGCGCAGGCGGCGGAGAGCCAACAGACCCTAATTTCAGGAACGTAACGCTGCTGCTCCACGGCGATGGAAGCAACGGCGCACAGAACAACACGTTCCTTGATAGCAGCACGAATAACTTCACGATCACCCGCAACGGCAACACCACGCAAGGGTCGTTCACGCCTTATGGGGCGAGTTGGTCGAATTATTTTGATGGCAGTGGGGACAATCTAACAATTCCAAGTAATGCTGCGTTTGGTTTTGGAACTGGCGATTTTACGATTGAGTTTTGGGCATATATTCCAACTTGGACAGGCGATGCTCAACTCATTGGGTGTCATACAGCTTTTGCTGGGTTTGATTGGCTAATTCAACAATTTTCATCTGGTCAGTTTAGGTGGTTAGACTCATCTCTTACGCTACAAAGCGGAACCGTTCCTGTAACAAATCAGTGGAACCATTATGCAATAACACGTTCTGGAACAACCTTACGGATTTTCCTTAACGGAACTCAAACGGCATCTGGAACATCGACTGCTAATATCCCAGCAACTAGGGCGCTTGGGGTCATGGGCGATTCTGGGGCAGCGGCTACTCAAATCGGCTATATGTCGAATGTTCGCGTCGTCAAAGGCACGGCTGTCTACACCGCAGCCTTCACGCCCAGCACGACGCCACTCACAGCAATCACCAACACCTCTCTGCTGACTTGCCAGAGCAACCGCTTCCGTGACGCCAGCACGAACAATTTCACCATCACCCGCAATGGCGATGTGAAGGTAACGAACTTTGCTCCGTTTGCGCCTTCGTCTGCTTACAGCACCAGCACGAATGGCGGCTCTGCGTATTTTGATGGGAGTGGGGACTATCTGACCGCTCCTAGCAACGCTGCATTTGGTATGGGGACTGGCGATTTCACTTGGGAAGCGTGGATATATATTACCGCTGTTTCAAGCTATAAACAGGTTTTCTCATCTCGTTCCGGCCCAACCACTACTACTACCTCTGGCTCTTTGGCTATCAATCCATATGGTGGCCTCAGTTGGTATACTAACGGCTTCATCATAGATTATACGACAAGCATTGGAACAAACCAGTGGGTTCACGTTGCTGTTTGCAGGAGTGGCACGACCTTGCGGGTTTTTGCCAACGGCGTTCAAGTTGGGTCTGCAACCAACTCTGATAATTTGACCAACACACAATTCACCGTTGGCGCTAACGCTGACGGTAGTGAAGTATTTACAGGTTATATCTCAAACGTCCGTGTGGTCAAAGGCACGGCTGTCTACACATCAGCCTTCACGCCGCCTTCATCTCCCATCACAGCAATTACAAACACCAGCCTTCTCCTGAACGCTACCAACGCAGCCATCTTCGACAACTCAATGAAGAACGACCTTGAGACTGTCGGCAACGCTCAGATCAGCACGAGCGTTAAGAAGTTTGGCACGGGGTCGATGGCGTTTGATGGGAGTGGGGATTGGCTCGTAACGCCAGACACGGACGCTCTTGATTTTGGTTCTGGAAATTTCACGGCTGAAGCATGGGTGTATTTCAACTCACTAGCCAACGAAGCGATGATAATGGGCCAGTGGTCTGGCGATACTGGGGGAACAACTCTTAGCTGGGCGCTGATGCTTTCGTCTGGATCGTCAGGGTATTTACGATTGATTACGTCATCAAATGGGTCTTCAGTTCTGTTTGACCTATCTACGTCGTCAACATCTTTCACGTTGTCCACAGGTCAGTGGTATCACATCGCTGCTGTTCGCAACGGAAGCACGTTTACGATTTATGTAGATGGCACATCAAGAGCATCAACGACTAACTCGTCCGCTCTCTACAACGCAACGAACAACTTCACGATTGGCGCTGAAAGCAACACGCAAGCGCAATATCTCAACGGCTACATCGACGACCTTCGCATTACCAAAGGCGTTGCCCGCTACACCGCAAACTTCACACCGCCCACAGCGGCATTCCCGAATAAGTAACTGGAGGCGAAAATGATTGTCGCTATCGTAAATAATGGAGCCATCGAACAGACGGGTGACCTATACGTCCTGTTCCCTAACGTATCATTCCCTGCATCTGGGCCTGAAGCTGAATGGATGGCTGAGAACAACCTTGTTCCAGTGACCTATTTCAAGGCACACGACGCAGCCACACAGAAGCTGGTTTCCTGCGAAGCCTATCTCGAAGGCGGTGACGTTTACGCTGTGACCGTGGAAAGCCTTTCTGCTGACGAGCTAACGGCTAAGGA